GAACCGATATAAAGTTGATTGGGTAAGAGGCCCATCCGGTTGGAGAACGTGGCAGACGGTCGAAGGAATTAAGACCATTGTAAGAGCATTTTTTACGTTGGATAAAGTTCTCACCGATGTTAATATCAATACTCTTAAAATGGCGATGAATTTAAGAAAATATGTTGCTTCTCAATTCAAACCAAATGTTGCGAAAGCATTATATGATTATTTCAAATCAGAAACTATATTAGATTTTTCTGCAGGATGGGGTGATAGATTTGCTGGGTTTTATGCAACTGATAATGGTAAACATTATGTAGGTATTGACCCTAATTTAAATAATCATCCAAATTACTTATTACAGGAAGAATATTATAAAAAATACCAAACGTTTTTTGAAGAAACGAAAAAGGCAACATTTATACCACAACCTGCGGAAGATGTTGATTATTCAGAATATACTGATTATTTTGATACAATTTTTACATCTCCACCGTATTTCAATACCGAAAGATATTCAGATCATGATACACAATCTTATTTGAGATACAAACAAATAGATGATTGGAATACCAATTTCTTACACAAAGCATTGGATAAGATGATTCCAACTCTTAAGGTAGGTGGAGTGCTAGCGGTTAATATATCAGATGTATTTTCTGCACCAGATGGAGGGTATGTAGATATAACCAATTCTATGAACGATTTTCTCCATTCTAAGGGATTAAAATATAGAGGGTGTATTGGTATGGAAATGACAAAAAGACCTAACAGCGGAGGAGCTGGAACTGCTGTGAGTGAATATTATACTGAGGAATCTAAAAAACAAGCCGAAGAAGGTAAAAACAGAGCATTTGGAGAACCAATATGGATATGGGAAAAATAGATAAAGTAATATTATGGGGTTGTTCTATTGGATATGGGTTAAATGCCGATAAAGATAAGATTTTTGGGCAACGTATAGCCGATTGGTTAGGAGTTCCTTTTATAAGTTTAGCAATTCCTGGAGCAGGTAATATAGTTGGCAGTAATATTATATTAAATAAACCAATAGAATTTTATAAAAACGCTTTAGTTTTGTTTCAAACGACATATTTTGAAAGACAAATCGATAAGCAGATGATTCCAAATCCTTGGTATGGGAATAGATTTTATAAAGAAGTAAATTCCAATAGTTTCAGAGTAGATAGTTTTAGAGAAGAGTATAAAATTAAAGAAGATATTTTATCAATTGATGAATGGGTTGGTTATTGGACGGAATATGAAAATTACTATAATGGGAAATATTGGAAATATAACAAAGAATTTGACCATAATAAATGGGTAGATTATTTAAGAGAACTTTTTAAACAAAACAGTTATGCAATTTACTTAGTGCATAATTGGTTTGTAAAAAACAAAATTGAACATCTTTTCTTTGATATACCAGTTCCAATTATGGGATATAAATTAGATTATAAAGACATGCAAGTTTTAGATTCTAATTTTTTTGCAAAACCTATGATAGAATTTTTAAGTGAAGAAAGTGATATAAAAAATTCTTTTTATGGTAAATTTAAAAACGAAAGTTTTTTCTTCATAGATGAAATTGCAGAAGAAAACAAAATTACTGATATATTAATTGAACCAATTTATAACGGAAAAGATACAACTATTTGGAAAGAATTTTTAATGCATGATAGACCATATGGTACACCTGATCCATCGCATCCAAATGAAAATGGACATGAAAAAATATTTGAAATTTTAAAAAGATATATTAACAAACAATAATTTAAATTAAAAACTATGGCACAAATTTTAGGAAATCAGCAACCTCCTCAACCACGATTAGATTGGTCACAGGCTCAAGATTTTACTTGTTCACATTGTGGAGGAGAATATTTTATAAGCGCAGTTGTAATTAAGAAATTTTCAAAATTAGTTACAGGAACATCAAAGGATGCAGTTATACCAGTGGATATATTAATGTGCGGTAATTGCGGGAAACCAGTAGATGAATTAATTCCGGCTGAAATTAGAAAATCTTCAAAACCTCAAAATAAAGAGGAAGTACCAACTCCGCCACCTGTTGAAAACAACCCATCATTAACATTGGAATTATAATATGAAAGTTTTATTTGTCTGTGCATTAAAAGAAGAATCGGATGGATATGATAATTTATTTGATTACCCAATTATACATACCGGTGTTGGTAAGATAAACGCAGGATATAAAACCGCATTGGCTATATTAGAACATAAACCCGATTTAGTTTGTAATTTTGGAAGTTGTGGAAGTTTCACAATGGATAAAGGGATGTTACTAAAAGTAAAGGATGTTTACAATGGAGATATGGATGCTGAACCTTTAGTTCCTTATTCAATCACTCCATTTGATGTAGATGGTGATTACTTAGAGATTGAAAATGAAGGAGTTAGCTGCTTTACATCAGAAACCTTTATAACTAAGGAAAAGGTTAAGAATTTCTCCCCTAAAAAGTTGGAATTGTTAAATAAATGTAGTATATTTGAGATGGAGTTATATTCCATTACAAGAGTGTGTAAAGAATTTAAAATACCTATCGTATCCTATAAATGGGTAAGTGATGATGGTGGAATGAATGATTGGCAGGCTAATTGTAGAATCGGATATTCTCAGTTTAAATTAGAATTCTATAACAAATATATTGCTAGATAATGGCTAAAACACTTTTTGACCATCTTAATGCTATAACAAAGGATCAAGACCCGAATTACTTTGATAAATTATCAGAAGAGGATTTGAAAACTTGGAGTAATTATATGATTCATAGATTCCTATCTATGAATTTTGATTTCGTAGAAACGATTGCACAATTTCAACCATTGACACAAACGATGGAGCCTAAGTTGTATTATCTTCTTATGATAGGTGTTATTCCAAAAGGAAAATACTATCTTCGATATATCAAAGGAAAGGGAGAAGAAGTTGCAAATGAAAAATTAGTAGAATTGATTCAAATAGAATATAGTTGTTCAAAATCTACTGCAATCGATTACTACAATATCCTTACTAATATAAAAGAGGGTAATGAATATTTTGATTACCTAAAATCTAAATATGGTGAGATAGAAAAGGAAAAACCTAAAAAAAGTTCTAAACCAAAAACTAAAAAGAAATAATGGCAAGAGTATCATTTTCTCAATATTCAATGTGGAATTCTTGCCCTCAACAATATAAGTTATCTTATATCGATGGCTTATCAATTTCAAATGCAAATATTCATTTAATCTTCGGAACAGCAATGCACGAAACATTGCAAAAATTTTTAGATGTAATGTATAATGCTACTAAATCCTCTGCAATGGCAATGGATTTGGATATGTTATTAAAGGATAGATTAATTGAAAACTTTAATAAGGAAAAAGAGAAATTGGGAGAAAATGAATTTCCTTGCACTAAAGAAGAGTTGGAAGAATTCTTTGGAGACGGCAGAAAAATATTACAATACTTTAAAAGTAAGTTAGTATTATTTTTCTCTAAGAAAGGATATGAATTAGTTGCAATCGAATTACCATTGAATATGCAGATTAAAGAAAATGTGCATTTTATTGGATTCGTGGATATCATTATCAGAGAGGTTTCTACTAAGAAAATAACAATCATTGACTTCAAAACATCTACATCGGGATGGAGCAAATATCAAAAATCAGATCCTATTAAAAATGCACAAATTCTTTTATATAAGAAATTTTATGCAGAAAAGTATAAGATTGATGAAGATAAAGTGAATGTTGAATTTCATATTCTTAAAAGAAAAGTAAAAGAAGATGCAGAATACCCAATCCCTCGTATTTCAAAACATATTCCAGCGAGTGGGAAGCCATCTATAAACAAAGCGTGGAAAGGGTTTATGGAATTTGTAGATACCGTATTTGATGAAGAAGGAAAATATAAGCAAATAGAATATCCTACAAATAAAGGGAAGCAGTGTGATTGGTGTGAGTTTAAGGAAAGAAAGGTTTGTACAATTTGGAAATAATGAAAGTTCTATTAGCTATATTTTTTTTAATACTATCACAGGTTGTTTCTTTTTATCAATTGCAAGGTCATTTAATTTCAAAATGGATTGATAAAAATCCATTTTTAATGGTCTTAGTGGGGATACCATTTGGGTATTCAGTTATTTGGAGTACAAAAGTAATGATTGAATTATTTAATGGCCTAACTTGGCCTAATAGAATAATTGGATTTTCTTTATCTATATTAGTTTTTTCATTTATGACCTGGGTTTATTTAAAAGAGCCTATTACTCCAAAAACTTTAGTAAGTATTTTTCTTTGTATCGTAATAGTTGCGATACAAATTTTTTGGAAATAATCATCTTTTTCAAAAAAATAAATATATATATTTATATATACAAATTGAAAAAGATATGGATGTTAAATTAACGAGCGTGAAGATTCTAAGTAATCTTTATTCGCAATTCAAAAGAGTTACATTAGATGATAAGATGAGTTTACAAAAATTAGTAAATCGTTCTTTGACTCTTTATGTAGAAGACCCAAATTTTAAAGATAAAATAGATTCATTCGCAGAATTACAAATTTCAGGTTCACAGTTTTAATTTATGAGTAACAACAAAAAAACAATTCTCCTTTTATCAGATGATTTAAGAATGCATAGTGGTATAGCTACTATGTCAAAAGAAATAGTATTGGGTTCAGTTCACAAATACAATTGGATACAAGTTGCGGCAGCTGTGCAACATCCTGATGCAGGGAAGATAATTGATGTATCCGAAGATGTTAGAAAATTTAGCGGTGTTGAAGATGCTAGTGTAATACTTTATCCAAATAGCGGATATGGAAATGCAGATTTAATAAGGGATTTTTTAAATAGACATAAGATAGATGCAATCTTACACTTTACTGACCCGAGATATTGGATTTGGCTATATGATATCGAACATGAAATCAGACAAACAACTCCGATTTTCTTTTATCATATTTGGGATGATTTGCCAGACCCTCATTACAATAGAGATTACTATGAAAGTTGTGATTGGTTAGGTTGTATTTCTAAACAAACTTATGGGATCGTTAAAAGAACTGGTGCTTTAGAAAATGGAAAAACTTGGAAACCATTGGAAGATTGGCAAGTGAGTTATGTACCACATGGTGTATCTAAACTTTATAAACCACTTGAAGAAGAGAATAAAGAATTAAAGCAAAAATTATTTGCCGAAAACGATTATGAATTTGTAATATACTGGTCAAATCGTAATATCAGACGTAAACAACCATCTGATGTTATTTGGGCATATAAAATGTTTGTTGATTCATTACCAGAAGAAAAGAAAAAGAAAGTATTATTGCTAATGCATACTCAGCCCGTTGATGAAAACGGTACTGATTTGG